GCAAGGCCAGCAATAAGAAGCAGGCCAAGCAGAGGAAATCCAGCAAGGCCAGCAAGCCGCCCAAGAAGCGCAAGCAGGGAGGCAAGGGCAGACCGTTCCAGCCCAAACCGTGGGAAGCATACGCACCCAAGGGCCCGAACGCCACAAGCTACACCCGGGAAGAGCTGAACCAGATAGTGCGGCGCGCATCCGGTGCGGCAAACCGACGCTTGAAACGTCTGGAAGAGGCTGGAGAAACCAAGGGCATTTACAAGAGGGCTATGGGGATGCTGGAAACGCAAGGCCGCACAAGGTTCAGCGGAGCAGTGAAGAGCATGACAAGGACGGAGCTTGTCGCGGAGTATCTGCGCCTGCGTGATTTTCTGAGCGCCAAGACTTCCACAATGCAAGGTATCAAAGACTGGAAACGAAACGTCTATGAATCTCTTGTTGATAGAGGTTTTACCGGTTCACTAGAAGAGCTTTCAGAGCTGTTTGACAAGTACATGACAAAAGAGCTTGAGGCGGCGTTGGGTTCTGATGTGGTTTACACGTTGTTGCAGACAGACAACGGCAGGCCCTTCTTGCAACGGGCCAAGGACGCGATAGACCGCGCAAAGCAGACGGGAGAGAGCCAAACAACGGCCCTTTCCCGTGAATTCAATATCACGAGAGAAGAGCAGGCGGCACAAATTCTAGCACAGTATTTTGGGGGTTAAATCATGCGAGAATGCAGGGGTGAACAGATAGCGGAGAGCAAAGACGAGTTTTTGGCTATGCTGGGTACTCCCAAAACCGTACAGGAGCGAACCAAGAAGAACGCCAGACCGAAACCCCGTTATTTAGATGTAACCTGTACATTTGATATAGAGACCACCAACACCGATACAGACGGCTTTGCGTATACCTTTCAAACGTGCATTGGTGGCGCGGTCGTTGTGCCGCGATACTTTGAAGAGTGGGCCGATATCATAGAAACGCTGGTCGATAAGTGGAGTATCACAGAACGAAAGCGCCTTGTTATTTTTGTTCATAATCTTGGGTATGAGTATACATACCTCATTCAAATGTTATGTGACCGGTGGGGAGATTGCAAGGCCCTTTATGTCAAGAGCCGGAAACCCCTGTATTTGCAGTTCGACAACGGTATTGAATTCCGGGACAGTTTAAAGCTGTTCCAAAAGAGCCTTGCTAGAGCAACAGAAGGATGCAAGCACGAAAAGTTAAAAGGTGACTTGGATTATTCCGTTTACAGAACAGCAGATACTCCCCTTGATGATGCCGAATTTTCTTACTGCGTCAATGATGTGTTGGGCCTTTGGGAAGCAATCGAACGATTGAAAGCAGAACGCAATTACAACGCGGCTACATTGCCAATGACAAACACGGCCCTTGTTATCAAAGAGGTCAACAAACATTTGATAGGCGACAGCCGGACGCTCCAAAAGATGCAAGCGCTTGAGCTCAACCGGGAACAAATGGAAATCGCATATAAAGCAATGGCAGGCGGTGATACACACGGCACCCGCTGGCGTGCAGGTCACACTTACCGCAATTGCAATTCCTACGATTTCAAGAGCGCCCACCCGTCACAACAGCTCTTATGGAAGTTTCCAGTGGGGAAACCCATGATGCTACCACAAGGCCAGCCTCAAGCAGTGATGGACAATATCATATCCTGCGGTATGGGATGGATAGCAGAGATAGCAATAAAGGGCGTGCAAATCCGGCCCGAATGCCCAGACCCCGTGATATCTGTCAGCAAGTGCGCGGGCCTCAAATGCGACGACGGAAACAAAGACAATGGCCGTGTGCTCCAAGCAGATGAAACTTTGTTGTATTGTGATTCCAACGACTGGCAGAGAATCAAAGAAGCATACACCTTTGAACGTGTAGTCATGCACCGGGGTTTCTGTTTCCGGCTTGGGTATCTTCCCGATTCTTTCCGTATGGCAATCTTTGATAAGTTCAAAATCAAAGAAACTATGAAAGGCTCCCCCGATTATGATTTTTCCAAAATCTGCGTCAACACCATTTTCGGAGCCTGCGCCCAAAAGACGATAAGGGACGAATATACGGCAGAAATCGGAGACAGCATTGATTTTGAGCGTATGAGCTGGGAAGTCAACTTGGAAAAGAAAACCCCTGCGGAGATACAGAAGAGCCAGAAAGGCAAGTTTCCGTTTCTTTGGGGCCTGTGGACAGCCAGCATGACGCGGCTCAAGCTATGGCAATTGTTGAAAATCGTAGGCTGGGAGAAGGTGATTTACTGGGATACAGATTCATGCAAGTTTGAAGGGGCCAAGGTTCCAGAGGTTGAAGAGTATAACAGGGAAGTTGCCGCCCAGTGTGAAAAGCGCGGCGTGGTGGTCACGAAACCCAACGGTAAGAAAGTCTATATCGGGATAGCAGAGGACGAACACCCGCAAGCCGATTATGGTTACACCGAATTCAGATTCTTACACGCCAAGTGTTACGCGGCCCGGACGTGCGAAGGTGTGCTAGAAAGCACCATTGCAGGAGTAGGCAAGAAAGAAGGGCAGGCGGCTCTTAAAGATGATATTGAAAATCTGAATGACTTCCTTATCATTGATGATGCAGGTGGTCAGATGCTTTCTTACCACTGCAGCCCCATAAAAGAGCGCCACGACTTCCAGCGCGTCACCCACTCGGCTAGTTGGATAGTAATGACCCCGCGCCGGTATGAAGTGGGCGGCATCAATGATTTTGTTGAGGAACGCTTGGGATAAATATTCCACATGGAACAAAATAAGAGCCCCGCTCTTATGAGCGGGGCTCTTATTTTTGTTAAGAAATTGTAACTCGTACTACAAAGTGGAGAATGCGTGCCTTTGTATGGATGTCGCTGGGAAGGCTCGAATCTGGAACAGATGCGGACAGGATAACGCCTGCACCGTCAAATACGGCAGAAAGCTTCACGTCACTATGTGTAATCAGGGACGTGGGGCTTCCATCCAGATAAAGCACTTCAGCATATCCAATTTCAGCGTTCGAAACTGTTGCAGGGACGGGGTGTTCGGGGAAAGTTTTAAAGGGGAACGGAAGAGTAACGGTTGCGTAGTTACCGGAGCGCTCGTCATTTTCCGCCCACACGCTAGCAAAATCAACGTTAGTATAGCGAACAGAAGCGGGAAGAGACACGCTGTTATTCTCCAGAGTATCAATGCGGGCATCCTGCGTGGCCTGTCCGGCATTATAGGTGCTCGTGGGGACGTATCCCGTTACATCGGGAATTTCGCTTTTATCGGCCTTGTCAGTTTCCAGATGGGCAATGCTCTCGGCGTGCTCGGCCAGCTCGTTTTTCTGAGAGGTGGCGCACTCCGCGATAGTTTGCCCGGGGTGCGCGGTTGCCCAGTCGCCTGCAATGTCGTCCTGACGTTTCTGGTCGGCATTAAACTCGGTCTTGGTAACGTAGTCACCCAGAGCGCTTTTATCGGCCTTGTCAGTTTCCAGATGGGCAATGGAATCGGTATTGCCAGAAATCGCCGTATCCTGCTGGGTGTTCTTGGCCTTGATATCGGCAATCTCCTGTTTGTTGGTGGTGTTGTCACCCTCAAGCGCGGTAATACGGCCCTCATGGTCGGCCAGCTCGTTTTTCTGAGAGGTGGCGCACTCCGCGATAGTTTGCCCGGGGTGCGCGGTTGCCCAGTCGCCTGCAATGTCGTCCTGACGTTTCTGGTCGGCATTAAACTCGGTCTTGGTAACGTAGTCACCCAGAGCGCTTTTATCGGCCTTGTCAGTTTCCAGATGGGCAATGGAATCGGTATTGCCAGAAATCGCCGTATCCTGCTGGGTGTTCTTGGCCTTGATATCGGCAATCTCCTGTTTGTTGGTGGTGTTGTCACCCTCAAGCGCGGTAATACGGCCCTCATGGTCGGCCAGCTCGGTGGCGTGGGTCGCTAGCTCTGCGGCGTTCTTGGCAATGAGCTGGCCGTTCGCCAGCTCTGCGGCCTTGGCGCGGTCGATTTCAGCGGTCAGCGCGGCATTGGTGTTGTCGGTCTTGGTGTCCAGCTGGGCAAGGTGATCCTTGGCCTGTTCGCAACACTCTTCCAGTTTGTCCAGCCGCCCATCTTGCTGAACGTCCTTCTCCTGAATGTGCGCGATTGCATCCCGGTTGGATTCAATCTTAGCCTCATCCTCGGTAAGGTCAGACCGGAGACCGTCCGTCACGCTGGTAAGGCGTTCGATAGACTGATGATTTGCCGTGATTTCCTCATGCTGGGCGGTAAGACGGCCCTCATGGTCTGCCAGCTTTGCGGCATGGTCGGCCAGCTCGTGAGCGTTCTTGGCAATGTTCGCGGCATTGTCCTGAATGTTCTTGGTATTCTTGGCAATGTCGGCGGTGTTCTGGGCGAGGCTGGCATCGTGGCTCTTGAGCTTGGTATCAATGCCGTTCAGCCGGGAATCCTGCTCGGTGTTCTTGGCCTGAATTGCGGAAATGTCGCCGTCATTGCTGGTAATCTGCCTCTGCAGGTCCTCGTCCTTGGCGTGCAGGTCGGCAATCTCGGTGGTGTGCTGGGCGGTGGTGGCCTGCAAACCGTCAATCTCGGTCTCGGCAGTCGCCACGCGCTTGGCCAGAGCGTCAACACGGGCCTTATCCTCGGCCACAGTGTTTTTCATCTCCGCGTTGTCCTTGGTGAACTGGTCGATTTTCTCCCGGAATTCCGCGTTGTCAGACGCGAAACCGGAGACCTGAGACGACAGGTCTTTCACCTCGTTCTTATACTGCTCCACCTGCGCATTATATGCGCCGGTCTTGGCCCAGTATCTCGTATTGGTGATATCCACGCCGGGGCCCACGTTGCACTTGCTGGTGTAGCTTTCGCCGTCGTGGGTCACAATGGTGAGGGATTCGTAGGAGCGGTGATTGTCCCACTCAATGGGGTCTGCGAAAATCGGCACATACCGGGAGCCGATATACTGAGACGGGGGACACGGCCCACAGGGAACAGGGGGCCGGGGCGGCATTGGCGGGTGATGGGGGCCGCAAGGGCCCGGCCCACAGGGGCCGGGGTCAGCAGGCGCAAGGGGTGCGGGTTTGATGGGGAAACCACAATCATTCTTGCAACTCATATAGAAACTCCTTTCTTAATAGGTGATGATAAGATGACCATACTCGGGCTCGGTGATATCGGTGCCGGTGTTGAAGGTCAGCCAGCCCCAATTTGCAGGGACATAAGCACAGAAATGCCCGTCCGGGGTCAGACCGAACCACACAAAGCAAACCATTTCACAGACCATAGCAGGCAGATTTTTGTCTGCCCATTCCAGAAACTTGCCGTTCTCAAAGTCACCGTCGTTCAGACGGTCGTTGATACACTTCTGAGCGGCGGCAAGGTCAGCCATTGCGGAATTGAGCGCGGTGATGTTGCCGCCCTGCGATTCCTGCCCTTTGGCAATGCCCTGCACCAGAGCTGTCAAGCTCTGAATCTGGGAGACCATCCAACGAAGGTCATACATCCCCGGGTCACCGGGAACATAAGGCGGGGACGGGCAAAACGGATAATCCATAAATTCACCCCTTCATTTCTTTCATCAGCTCGTCGGCCCGGATTGCTTCCGGGGTAAAGCTGTTGTTTTTCCACCATGCCCAAAGAGCGGCGGCAGTCGTCAGACCGGTGGTCACCCAAGGCTCAAGGGTGGCGCTGTCGATGGGCAGAGGGCTCAGTCCGGCCACGCTGAGAATCTGATTTGCCAGAGCCAGCGCGAGAACGGCGGTTCTTGCAATCGTTGCGGGCTGGATTTTCATATCAATCACCTATCCTTTCTAAGTTGTCAATACGGTGGTTCACCACTTTCATCTGCTCTTCCAACACGGGGATGCGGCGTGCAAAGTTGTTATGCTCCCGCACTTCCCGGGTCAATTCATCTAGTCTGGTATCGGTGACGGCCTGCGCCTTGCTGTTTGCGATAAGAACACCCGAAAGCGTCACAAGCCCGCCGATAAGAGCCACAATGATTTCCGATATCATATTATCATTCCTTTCAATAAATGTCAAGGCAGAACGTGCGGTGAAAACTGTCTGCGATAACACGATACATATTGAAAAGCACCGTCTGCCGCTCGGCCTCTATCATCTCCTGCGTCGTGGTAACACCGATATTACCGCCTCGTTTCCACTCGTGGACGGTGGTCACGGTCTCCGATTCCTTGCCGGTGACAGCCGCAAGGCCGTGTTCCTCATGCTTGCCGGTCTTGGAATCTTGCGCGGTTCCACGGTCTCCCGCCTGCCGCTCGGTGTGCCCGTGTCCATCGGTGCGGCCCGTGTCTCCATGGGTGCCGTGGGCCCGGTCGATGCTGTCCCGCTGGCCGGTGGTGAGGCCCTCGGTGTCCTGCTTGGTCTCGGTGTCCGACGTGCTTTCTTGGTGGTCGGTCATGTTCTCGGTGGTTACGTCGTCTTGGGTGCCGGTGGTGTTCTCGGTCTCCGTCCAATTGGTTTTGCGGGTATCGTCTGCGGTGCCGGTTTCCTTATAGATAGTGGTGGATGCGTCGAACGGCTGATAAGTTGCCTCGTTCTCGGCAGACACCTTTCCCTCAACGTCCGTCTGGCTGTCCTTGGTGGTCTTGACTTTATCGGTCATGGTTTCATCATGGGATGCAAGACGGGTGCCGGTGGTATCCCGGTCAAGGGTGCCCTTGGTGTCCCGGGTCTCGTCCGCGCTGGTCTGGGTATGAGCAAAACCATGCTCTTTTCCGGCAGTACTGCCCACCGTTTTCTCATGCCCTGCGGCATTGTCCGTGGTGAAACCGTCCGCTTTCGTGTCCTCATGGTAAAGGTTGCCGGTGGTCTCCATCTGGTGGCGGTCATCTGCGTGCTGGCTCTGCTCGTCGGCTCCACCATGGGAGTGGGTGGCCGTGTTCTCGGCGGTATCCTTGGCCCGTTCGGTGGTGTCCTTGGTCAGCTCGTGCACGTCGGTGTTCCAGATGGGATTATATTCCAGCTGGGTCGTAGCAAAAAGTTTTTTCCAAATGGGGAGATTTTCGCGGCTCCACCAGTACAATTCCGATTTCATCCAAATAGGGTCGGGGTGATACAGCGGAGCCAGACCGTGGGCCCTGCGGATAGCTTGAATAACTCCCGCTTTCTCCATGCCCTCGGGGACAATCATATTTGCAAAAAGGTTTGGGTCAGCCATCAACAGCGCTTCCAGATTGCAAGAGGATACTAACTCATTCACCAACATTGTTATTCACCTCTTCCCCTTCGTTGGTCTCGTCGGCCTCGCCTGCGTCAAAATCGGGCTCAACCATTCTAAATGTAATGTTTGTATCGTACATTTCATTCACGATTGCAAGTGATTTTTCCAACGTGATGCGCCAGACCTCGCGCCGGTTGAAGGTCTCCGCGTCTGCCGCTTTTGATTCCGTCACAACCATTCTTTCCTTTTTGTTGGGCTGGACAGACACGCCCAACTCCCGGTAAAAGTCGCACAGGATGTTCCGACGATACTCCATCAAATCGGGAAGAATGAAGTTCTTGGAAAGGTCGCGGTCAAACTGCATGATTGGCAGGGTGAAATCCCCGTCCGCTTTGGTGGTCAACTGCTGTTTCAAATCGGCATTGATAACAACAGCAGGCGCACCGTTCGCCAGTTTGCTGAAAATGCCTTCCATGGTGCGCTTGCCCTTGTCGTCCTTGGCGATAGCTGCATAGGCGAAACGGGCATTGATCGCGCTTTGCCGGATTGCGATTTCTGCCAACTGCATTTCCCGCGCGTACTTGGTCACCAAGTCCCACGTTCCTTGATAATCGGGTGTGAGCTTGATAACGGCGCACTCTTTGCCGATTTCCAGTGGGCGCGGAAAATTGAAAAACGTCGTCGAAATCTGCATCCCGCGCGGCTGGTATTGCAGGCCGTAACCGGTCGGAAATGCGGGCTGTACAACCAAACCGTATGTTTTCGACTTGAACACGGTCGCATAACCGGTGCGGAACAGCTGGTAAAGAAAGGCATCATAATCCCACCCGATTTGACCGGGGCCATTCTCGGGGAGCCCGTTAAACTCAATGAGACCACGGAGCCGCTGGAAGAAAGAGCGCTCCCAGTAAGTCATTGCATCGGTGGAAAACGTTGCATCGAAATTCCCGCACAGCGTGCCGCCGTCGTAGTATCCGCTATAACATTGGTACATATAAATCACCTCATTCGATAAACACGCCGCTATCCATTGCGGCGTTGATGTAAGAAATTTCATCGGGCTTGGCGTTCAGCGGAGCACAGGAGAAACCACGGGTCTTGCAATAACCCTGCACAGGCTTTGCAACTTTCATTACCGGATAACCGTACACTTTTTGGAAACCTGCATCGTCCACCGGGGGATAATACAGCAGGGTCAACTTTGCTTCCAAAGGTAGCTGTACCTGCGACGCACCACCCATAGTTCCGGCAGAACAGTTGATGGGGGAAACTGCTTGCTGTACACCCTGCGCAACTTGGGCGATACCTTGCGCGGCCTGCATCGTGCCGCCAGCAAACCCCGCCACGGTGGACAGCAGACCCCCGCCGAAATTCATTGCACCGGAGACGGTGCTGATTGCACCGGTCAGCGCACGCACCGGGTCAATGTTACTGATGCCGATTCCGTAGGGGCTGGCTATGCTGGTGCTTCCAGCGTATACCGTGTAATCTCCTGCCCGGACTAGTGTTGTTACACTGCCGTCCACGAAACACACAGACCAGTCAATATCAATATTTGCCGCCGTGTTGCATTGGTCAACGGGAACCGCCAGCGTGCCCACGAAAGGAATATAAAGCTGTAATTGACAGTTCATGCGCTTCCAGTCGTCAGCAGGCCACGGGATAGCAATAGTCGTGTGAACGCTACGGGAGCTGGACGGAGTGACCTGTTGTGCAAAAACGGTGGTGTTGAACTGCCCCAAGGTGATTTCCGTCTGCCGTCCTGCGCCGTATCTGGAAAGGTTTATGGGTATCCAGATGCAGGAGCGGACGCACTCCAATGCGTTGCCGCCGAACAAAAGTTTGTTCATAAACTCGGGCAATGCCAGTTCCCATGTAACCATAGGCTTGGTAAAGGCTTCCCACGTCACGGAAACTGTGGTCAACAAACTTCCCAACGTGGCGGCGCTCATTGCATAGGCGTGCAGGCCAGACTTGCCAACACAGGACAGAACAAATGTGCCACCAGAGGCATCAATATTTCCGTCCGTGATATCTGCCGACGCTGTGGAAATCTTGGGAGCCATTCCAACGGCCTGCCGGGTATCCTGTAAACGGAACGTTGCGCCGCTGGAATCTTGATTGAATCCATATTCAATGAATGCATCGGTTTTCAAGATTTCATCCCGGTATGTTGCCAGCGGGTCAAGCTCCAGCGTGAACTGCCAGATATTCGAGGTTCCCCTGCCTCGGATACCAATTGAAATATCGCGTATCCAATAGAAACTTGCTGTCTCTTCGCACTGGCAATAATTCCACTGGGGGGAAATGTTGATACTGTTCAACGTGACGTAAATCACGGGCCGTTCCATGCTGGTGGTTTGCTTGAAATCGCAACGCTCCTCGTCGGGGAGCTGGGTATAATCAAATGCTTTGGTTGAATTCACGCGCTTCTCAATGTTTCCAAAGTGGAAGTGATACCCATGTTCTACACTGGGCGCGGGAACTGCGCCGTTAAAATCGCCTCGTGCCATTGTTTCACCTACTTTCTAACAATAAAGGCCCGGCCTTTTACGGTCGGGCCTTCGCGGCTGGTTACGGCTGTTCGTCGTCGCTCATATAGAAGAGAATTGCATTCTCAGTGGGGTCACTGAGATAGTTCATCTTCCAATGATGTTCCGTATTGTAATACTCGCCTTTCGTGTTGAAAGGAGTAGTATAAACATTGTCCATCATGTAGACAGTCGCCAGCGCTCTGCGGTCATACAGCAGGCCCACCACCATGGGCAGGTCAACTTCTTTACCGGTCTCCTGCTTGGCGGTGTTCACGTTGAACTGAGCGGGAATGACCTTCACGCGGCTCTTGTCGTGGATGTTCTGCCAGAAGTTGACACCCTCATAGTTGCCAAAGGAAAGGTAACCGGGGCCAAAGATAGCAGGGAACACCCACGACTTGGCATCATTGATGAGGGGCTGGTACAAAAGCAGTTTCTGTTCACTCTTGGGAGTGTGCCGGAGCAGGGTCAACGGATCTCCGTTGTCGTCGGTGCAGGCGGGAACCAGATGATAAAGGTCGGTGCTTTCCTCAAGCAGGGCCGTCTGGGTTTCCAGCAGGGAGACAAAGAACGACAGAAACTCCTGCAAATGGGTGGTCCGCAGGTCGGCGGTGGTGTACGCGGTGCCGCGTGCCTTGTTGAATTCGGCAGTAAGGTTGACCTTCTGGCCGGGTTTGCCGGTGTTGTACAGACTGCCGATAAAGTTCATCACGACGGCGCGATTCTCGGCAGTTTTCCAGCGGGCCACGTCGTTTGCAACTTCCGTGGTGATACCGGCCAGAAATGCCGACAGTTCACTTTCGCTGGTGAAAGCAGTCGTCAGCTGAGAACGGAACGTCGTATAGGTCTGGCTAAGCGTGGCCTGCCCAGTATACCACATTTCCAGCGGGTAGCGCTTGGAAATCTTATACATGTCCACGCTCTGCCCGTCGCGCAAGGTGCTGGGGTTCTGCACAGTGTTGATGAACTTGGTTTCGTCAAACTTGCCAGAAAAGAAAGCGATTTTGCGGATGAACAGACCCCACTCCTGCGACGTGGTTTCAATGCTGGTAAAGCGGCCACTGTATGCGCGAGTGCTAATGATGGTGCGGGATACCATGTTATAAAGGGCCTGCAACGTGCCCTCTTTGCTGGTGTTGAGACACATCTGCCCGACGTTGATAAAAGAAGAGGTATCAACGGCAGAAATTGCCGTCTGGCCCGTCACCTGCTGAACCAGTTTATTGGCAATGGTATAAATGTCCTGCGGACGGAAAACCGTTGCGCCTGCCTTTGGGGGGAAATTCGGGTTTGCCATTACTTAACAACTCCTTCCATACTATTGAAATTGGGACTTTCGGGTGCAGGGGCAGGCTTGACCGCCCCAAGAATGATATCTTCCACACTGGTGACAGTGGGAAGAGCGCCCACGGTGCCAGCGGTCGGAACATTGAGCGCGTCAACCTTTTTGCTAAGGTCGGCAAGGCTTGCCACCAGCTGGCCAAGGTCGGGAGTGGCCGGGGCCTGCTGGGCAGGTGCAGGAGTGGGAACCGTCGCCGGAGCGGTCGGAACCGTGGGAGCAGTTGCGCCGGGAACCTGCACAGGGCTGGGGGGAGTGGTCTGGGGATTGCCCAGATTCATAAAGGCGGCAATATCGGTTTTGGAAAAACCTGCGTTTGCCAATGCGATAACGTCGTTAATGCTGAGTGCCATAATCAATAGGCTCCTTTCCATCTTGATTTGTTGGTTCTAACGTCCACATGGGTGAACGTGTGATATACGCCGATACCGCCAGAAGCGCCCAAATAGTCCTCTGCGATCTCTGCGATTCTGGACGGTGTTACGCCCTCAATCCAAATATCAGCCGCCATGCCGTTACAATGCTGAGACCGGGGAGAGGCGTTTTTGAGAGTGGCGTTATATTCCTTGCTTCGGTATCCACTGTTAATGTGCACCGGTTTACCGGTAAAATTCCGGATGTTTTCAAGCAAAGTCAAAAGCCGCTCGTCAACCTTTACAATGTCGCTGGGGTCGTTCTTGGAATGGAATTCCCGAACACGAAAGTGCGGGGAGAGCCGCTTTTCTGCGGCGCATTTGTATGAATAAGTAAGCATTGCATACTCCTTTCTATATAAAAGCAGGGGTGCGCAACTTAGAAATGCTACCCCACAGACTTCCGGTCTGTCTAAGTTTTGGGGGCCCCTGCACCTTTATCATACTATCTCTAATCATCAATGTCAAGAAATTCTTTGATTTTGAGCAACGTGGGCACGTCGGAGCACCAAATCTGATTGAGATTTAACATAGCCTCAAAGAACGGGTGATGCAGACGGAAAGCGGTTTTCCCTGCTTTCGTGTCCGGATACACTTCCCGGCTTTCATGCCGGGAAGTGCACAGATACACATGATTCCCGTCGTACACATACGCATATAACCCCGCCACAGAGTACAGGGGTTTCATGCCTTTAAGGTTCATGGGCCGTACCGCTTCCAGATTGTTGTAGGCAAATTCGTTTTCCATTGCCATTTTATAAAACTTTGAATCCTTGTTTTTCATCATGTGACGCATGAAAGCGGTTTGCGCACGCTTGGCACTTACCGCGCTAGATTTGGGCATACCAATGAACACGCCGCTTTCTGTTACCGTCCATTCTCTGCCCGTCCTGCATAGCTTGGCGATTTCATCCACCACGCCAAGCTCAACCAAAATGGGGCTTGCAATGTCGAATGCGTTTGCAAGCAACCAAAGACGCAACGGGGGTTTCCCTTCGAGTTCCCGGTTTCCGTTGATGGTCACATAGGCATTCAAAAGCGCGTCGCCCTCTGCCTTGCGTTTAATGACAATTCTTTCGGGTATGAATTCATCAAAAACCACGTCCTCAAACTGAGAGCCATTGAAACCACGAATATTCGCAATACTGGGGAGCGTCATGCCGATTCCGTATTTCTCTAGGCATTGCTTTGGTTTGCCGTCCTCATACTCAAACCGGCCTATTGTATAGGTGACCTTGCCGCCCTTCACAATGTCCGCATCAAACCCTTCTTTTTTCAGCGGCAAGAACGGGTTCAAGTCGGGGTCGCTGGTGATAGCGTCAAACTCTGTGGATGTGCGGCGTAGGTACAGGAACCGCTTGCCCTCGTTCAGCTCATATTTCAATGTGCCATAGGTTTTACCAACTTGCCGTTTACCAATAAGAATATTGCACCAACAACCTAAAGAAGCGATGGACGGGATATTGACCCATCCACCGCTTTCATATAGGTCAAGCGCAATATTTTTCATGTTGCGCTTGCTCATGTTTACACCTCGTAACGGGTCTTATAATCCGTCTTTTCGCCCTGCGCCGTTGCGTGCTTCGAAACTGCGGCAATGATGCGCTGTGCATCCTGCTCAGAGAAGTACACGCGATACAGGTCGTAATACTGCCCATCCCGCCCCTTGCTCTGCGGCATTGCGATAAACTCGCCGTTTTTGCCGTTAACGACTTTCAGATTGAGGAACGTCGCGCCCGGGATGTTCAGAGTGAACACACAAATCCAGTCGGAAATGAGGTGACACGCCTGCACGGTTGCGTCCTCAATGGACAGATAAGACTTGACGAATTCGGGAGCGGCGTTCTGTTTGTTATTGTTAAACATGGTATTCTTTCCTTCCATTATAAAGGGTGTCTAGCTCAGAAAATCCAACGGAGCATAAACTGCTTGGCAACGCTGTCTCCGTTGGTCGGAAAAAGGGCCGTGGGGCTTTGGTTCGTGTAGATGCTGGCAATGTGGTGTTTCTGTGCTTCCAGCTCTGCCGCCTGCTGTTCCATGGTCTTGCCCCCGTGGCAACAGGGAGACCACTGGGGCGCATACGGAAAGCCACGGCGTGCGGCCTCTTCAAAGGCGGTAAAGGGCAGGGGGTCGAGCTTGCCCACGCCGTCAACGATGTTCAGGAGATTGCCGTCCTTGTCATAAACAAGGCCGTATATGTTTTGTGCCGCGTCCTCATAAAGAAAGGTATGAGAAACATTGGTCGGAGTGGCGCAAGGGCCGGTACAGGTGCAAGGGTCAGTCATTATCTTTTACCTCGCTTTCTTTATACTGGTTGGTGAATTCGTCACCGTCAAGCATGAAATCATGCGGAATCTCTGCGCCGATTTTCACTGCTTCCACAGTGACATACTTCGCAATAACTTTCATTGTGTTTCGTCCTTTCATCTCGTGGTTAATGCTCGATGCAAGTTTGTCCTTGCAATTATATAGTAGCATAGGGCATATATGAAATTGTGAACAGAGTGTTAATAATTGGTTACATCCGATGTATACAGTATCGACGTGAAAGCCCAGGCATCTAGGTT